TCTGGTCTGTGGCTAGCGCATCCACCGCCGCTAAAACGGTGCGAGGATATTGGAAGTCGTCGTACATCACTTCGTTTATTTCGGCCAGATACAGGTCGTCGCCGTAGCGCGTGTCGGTCTGGTCTGCGCTGAGGTTGGTGCAGCGCACTTTGTAGCGGGTGCCACGGTCGAGATTATCGATGCGCAGCGTGCGGCGGATGGGTTGCTGGCTTTTCCCCGTAATGGTGATGGAATCGTACACCTCGCTGGTCACTTCGACGTTCCCGGATAGCCAACGCCACCTATATATCCCGGACACATCGCCGTCTATATGATCTGTTCGTATCACCGATCCGGCGCTAGCCTCTTGCCAGACAGAAATATTTTCACGGCTAACACGTTTGTATATAAAGCGCCCTAGCGACCACCTGCCGGGATATGAGGTGATAACAGAGCGCGCCTCAATCTCTACGAATTGCCAACTGCTGCCACCGTCCGCAGAGATTTCGACCGAGGTGTACACCGACACCGCATCCAGACCGCCCGCATCGTTGGCATACCAAAGCCCGCTCGGACAGACCAACACGATCTCCAGTGCGTTGTAATCGTCGCCCACGGTGTCGCGCGACACCGGACTGCCGGCGACCACCTTGGAGCCGATGTTTTGGTTCTGCCGGGTGTCGTTGAAGGCGGGGATGATGCTCTGATCCAGCTCGCCCATGCGGGCAGTGATGGTGACGCCCTGGTAATAGCCGACCGGCTGGTTATTGAGTTTGAAGTCGGACAGCGCGCTGTACGGGCCTTGACCAAGGTCGACCAACAGATGCGCGATTTGGCTGAAGCCGGTGTCGCCAGTGGATTCAATATATCCGGCAATGATATTTCCGAATAGTTTGTTGCGGCCGTAGGCGCGATGGATGGCCCCGCCCGGGGTTTGGGTGGTCGCTTGAGACCATGCGTAGGCCTGTGAGACATCGGACGACTGGCGGCCAGGGAGAGAGGGTTTGCTGGGGGCCAACAAAGCGCCGATAAGCGCAGATCCAAGTATCGAGTAGCCGGCGGTTAGCGCCAGCAGCCCAAAGCTACCTGCACCACCAAACGCACCGCCTGTCATGATGGTTGTGTATCCGGCTGCGTACGGCGCAAAGGCGATGACCGCAATCGTAAGGATCACACCCAGCGTCTCGCCATCATGCACCGCCGGCATCACCACCATCTGCTCACCGGGTCGCAGCGCGCGCGATGCCCATGCGCCCGGCGCGATCATCTCGCCATCGATAGCGACTTGCAGCGCTGAGTGGCAAGGGAAATGCGTGGAAATTAATTTTGAAACAGTGACATCGCCCAACAGAGATACCAGCCGTTCGTCGCGCTGGCGGCGGTCAAACGGGTTGCGCACGATGACTAATGAGCTTTGTGGAGTCATGTGCGCCGCCCCGTGTAGCGATAAAACCCAGCGATACGCTCCGCCCATTCAGGTGCATCCAGCCGCTGGACGGTAACGCCACGCCGCGAGCTCGTGTGAACGAAACGCCCACCTTCCAGCACCATGCCGATGTGCGACATCCATGGGCCGATGCGCAACACGACCGCGCAGCCGACCTCTGGTGTGGCAAGCGGCTGCCATTCTGCGGCAGCAGCGGCGTGGATGTCTGCCTCGCGCTGGGCCAGGTCGTCCGGTGTGGGATGGTTGGGGATGGGTGTGCCGCGCCGGCGACATAACTCGGCGAACAAACCGAAGCAATCGTACGCCTCAGGGCCGCGCGCACCGGCTTGATATCTAGCAGCCATCAGGTCGTTGAGTTTTATCATATAAACCTGGGCGCCCCGGTGATGCCGGGGCGTCCGCCAAAACGGGCGGTGTTGTCCAGCACACGGCAGGCAAACAGGGTTCTGGCGCAAGTGGTCGCGCTGCCAGCGTAAGCACATTCCGCGCTTCTAAAACCCCAGTTGCAGGAATAAGGTATGGCGGCCTGCAGCGGAAAGCGGCGGCGCAAAGGGTTCTCGGCACCGAGCGCGAAGGTGATCCATTCAGCCGTCGAATCAGCCGCCAGCACGGTGTAGTTCAGCGTCAACTCGGTGTAGTCCGATGCGAGATTGTCCGCATGTACAACCGCCAACACAACCGCGCACCCAACCAACCCATCGTGCGCTTCCATGTACGGTTGCAGTGCGCGCTCTGGGTTGGCGACCTTAAGACTTACCCCCTGGATGCGACCGTCACCACCGTTGCGGATCTCGCCGATGTCAAATTCGAACGCGTAATACACATCTCCGGAGAAGGTGACATTTTCGTTGTTGCGCACCAGGCGGATCACCGAGGCATCAGGCAGCGTGACGGTGAGCAGCAGTAGCCAAGGTGCGGTGCTGATTAGCTTGTTCTTCTCGGTGCGCAGGGCGAGCGGGAGGTTGAGCATCAGACCTCCTGCAGTGTGAAGGATGCACCGGTCAGCGAGCGGTGCTGGTCGGTGGAGAAGTCGATCTGGCCCGCCAGCCGCACGGTGTAGCTGGTGCCGGAGATGGGATGCGTCCAGCTGAACGAGTCGGCGCCATTGCGCAAGGTGGTGATCTCGAAGGCGCGCAGGGCGGCGGTGTCGGTGGCATCCAACACGGGATAGCGCACGCCCCAGCTACGGCGCGCGCGCGTGGTGCGCGGACGGGTTTGCAGATAGCCCGCCTCGGCAGACGAACGCAGGACCACGTCCTCGATCTTGCCGTCTGGCGAGAGCGGCAGCGAGGGTGCTTTGCTGAGCGTGACGAAGGCGGTCATACGCCGATCCCCATCGCGCTGCGGAACTGCGGATCACTGTCTGCCGCGTCCAACACGATGCCGAGCACCCAGTTGCGGCCGTCGAACTTGGGCTGGCCTTGTTGCTTGGCGTTTAGGTTGGTGCCGGATTGGTTGTTCATCTGGATCACAACATTGGGTGCGGCATTCGAGCCGCTCTGCGCCTGCACGCCCAGCTTGCCGTTGATGCGCGTGAGCGGCAGGATCGCCTCGGGGCCCGCCTCACCCATCAACCCGATGCCGCGCGCGAACGGAAACACGGTCGGGCTGGATACCACGCTGCCGGAATAGGCGCTGATGCCTGCGCCGGCATATACACCGCCGTTGGCATTGGGGGTTGGGCTGAATAAATTGTTCAGGAAATTAGTGCCGCCGCCGATCAATTGGTCGGTGATGTTCTTCTGTATCTGGATGCGCAGTAGGTCGGAGATGATGCTGTCGGCCAGATCGCCGAAGCTGCCCTTCCCTGTCAGCACCATATCAGCCAGCGTGTTGGTGAATGAACTCCCCCAGCCGCGCACCGCCGCTTCCAGCGTGTCGAAGGTGGAGGTGCCTTCTTTTTCCACATCCTTGAACGTCTTGGCATATGCCTGACCGATCTGTTCGTCGGTGAGCAGCCCCTGCTCTTTGAGCGCGACCAGCTTCTCCCATTCGGCCGAGGCGCGGGCGATGGGGTCGATGTCGAAGATGATCTTCTGCGCTTCGGCGGATGCCTTGGCGTAGTCTTTCTCGGCTTGGATCTGCGCGTTGATCGCGCCGACAGAATCGGCCGCGGCTTGCGCCTGAGTGATCTGTGCTTCCGATGCGCCCTTGATCGCCAGCTCGTAGACTTTGGCCTGCTCTGCCGTGACGCCCAGCAGCTCAAGCTGCTTGCGGAATTCTTCGTTCTGGATGGCGGTGACGGCGGCGGCGTTGGTGTCGGCTTTGCTTGCGCCGCCGCCTAGCGCATCGAGCAGCTTCTTCCCTTTTTCGGCGGCGCCGGTCTTTTCGGCCGTTTCCTTTGCGATGGGTTTTTTCGCTGCCTCTTCCGCTTGCTTGCGGATGTCTTCCAGCTCTTGCTCCAGCTGGCCGCGCTCAAGGCGCAGTGGGATGGAGATCGGCGTGGCGATGCCGCGCGCGCCTTCTGATGATTGGATCTCTGTGTTGATGGACTTGAGCCGCTTCTCTATCTGGGCAGAGCGCTCCAGCATGTCGTCCGTGAAGATGGCCGTGCCCAAGCCCCCCAAGCCGACCCACACCGCCTCCAGAATCCCTGCTTCACGTGCCGCCTGTGCCATCGCGTCGCTGATCTGCGTGAGCTGCGGCAGCAGCTCGGTGGTCATGGCCATGCCCGCCCCTGCGGCGGCGGCGCTCAGCTTGGCGGCGTTGTCGTTGAATTGCGCGGCGAGCGCGGCCTGCTCGGTGGTGACCTGGTTATATTCCCGCCCGACGGTAATGTTCTCGCGCATGGCGTTTGTTCCTTGATTGAGGAACAACACCATCTCGCCGCCGAGCTTGTCGCCGAACAGTTTGGTGGCCAGTGCGGATTTTTCGATGCCGTCTGGCATGGATGCGAACACATCGGCGAGTTGGATCATCGCCTCGGTTGAATCTGTTGCCGAGATGCCGAGCTTTTTGAACAGCGCTGGCTTATCAGACAGCATGGCAGACAGTTTCGCGCCGCCGCGCGCGACAGTCTCCAGCGATGCACCGTTCTGCTTGGCGGCATAGTCGAGACCAGCCAGCGCCTCGACCGATGTGCCGGTGATCTGGCTCAGCTCATCGAGCCGATCGGCTGCGTCGATGCTTTGCTTGATGATGCCAGCGAAAGCGGTGACGGTGAGTGCGCCGCCCAGGGTGCTGACGACCCCGGAGAGGTCGAACATCTTCCGCGACACTGCGCCGACGGAGTTGCCGAGCTTGCCCATTGCGGCTTCTGCCTGGGCGGTTGCTGCGGTGATGACGATCTTGGTTTCGTTAGCCACGGAGTACCTGCAAGGCTTCGTTTTCCATGATGCGCAGCGATTCCAACATCGCGGCGCGCTTCTTTTTCTTTACCCCGAAGGCTTCAAATACCAGCGGGATAGCCTCATACCGCAGACCGATGACGCCATTTATGCCGACGTTCCACTGGGTGTCGAGCGCTGCGAACACTTGCAGCGGCAGCCAGTTCTCTGGCCAGCATTCGACATCCGTCGGCGCATTCAGGCCCATCCTTGCCTCGATCTCATCGAGGACGCTTGGCGCTTGGTCCTGATCAGCGCCGCTCGCGTATAGCGCGCGGGCGACGCACCTCAGTTTTTTACCCGGCTCTCCGTCAGCCCGAGCTGCCAGGCACGCACGATCTCGCGGGCAGCGGGCTGGTAGTTCTTCACCAGTGCCGCAAGGCTCTCTGGCGTGAATGGCAGCTCGGCACCGTCCTCGCCCATCACGCCGCACCAACCGCACACAATGTCGGCCAGCGCTTCTGCACTAGGCTTCTCCTTGCTCGCCGCGAACCAATCGGCAGCTTGCTTGGCCGTCATGTGGCGGAAGGTCATCGGCACCTCTGCAGGCTCGCACTGGCCCGGCACGGTCATGCGCACCACGGTCTCGAATGTCGGGTCTGGAACGAGGCGGATCATGGGTTAGCTCGCCAGATAGCTCGGTGTGCCATTCATGGTGATGACGGTGGACGTCGTCACCAGACCTTGTGCAGAGCCGCCGGGCAGCAGGTTCGCGCCGACATAGCCAGCGAACACCATGATCTGGCCGCCCGTGCCGAAGGTGAACTTGAACGCGCGCTTGGCTTGTGCATCAGAGGCTGTCTTCATCGCCAATAAACCCGCATCGGCTACGTCCCAGATGTTTTCGAAGCTGAAAGTCGCGGCGGCAGGCAAGCCCGGAATTTGCGTCTTCGCGTTGCTGTGGATGGTGGTCGTGTCGATGAAGTCGAAGCCGCCGCCAGATGCACTGACGCTAGTTGCGCTGGTGATGCTGGTACCGAAGGTGAGCGCCTCAGATGTGCCGCTGCTGAATGTGTCGAACAGCGTGGTGTCGATGCCTTCCAGCTCGAAGGTGTCGACTGTTTTGTTGGCGATACGCGCAACACGGTCATTCAGTTGATGCATACCCTGTATGGACAGGAGTACATAGTCGCCATTATTCATTCCGTGCGCGACAGAGGTGGCAACGCCCGGGTTGGCTTTGGTGATGCTTGTGATGATGTCGGCTGCGGCCAGTGCAGATTGCATGGCGATGGCGACGTTGCTCCATTTGCGTACTGTGCTCATGTTGTTACTCCTTTAGGTTAAAACGTCCGGCGCATTGCTCATTGCCGTGTAGGTGATGAAGAACCGCAACCGCTTAACGCCCACCGGCTTGTCAGCCAGCGCATCGTCGAACTGCATGCCTGCGTACACACAGGGCAACACCTTGCCACTGAGCGTGATACCGCCGGACAGCGCGGCCTCGACTTCTTTACTGCTGGCGTCTAGCGTGTCGTCCAAGGTGGTGATCGCCTTGGCGCAACACTCAACGATCATCGCAACGCGGCGGTCCTGCATATAGGGCGAGTGCATGGTCAGCGCATCGACCTCTTCCTCATCCAAGAACACCCGCAATCCAGGCAAGTTCGCATCGGCCATCGGCTGCAGACGGTTCGCGTAGACGCGCGTGCTGGTCGTCGTCAGCCCGGTAAGCAGGGTTTCCACTGCTTCACGGATCTGCCGGTGCAGGTGGTTGGCCATTGCTTATGTCTCCTGCAGCAACAACCGCGTCATGCCGGTTCCGTCCGGCTGGATGCTGCCGACGGTGTAGCTCACCGAATTCACCACCACTGCTGTGCCTTGTGCTGCCGTGGAAACGTCTGCACTCGAACACAACAGCAAAGGCTGCGAACCAGCCATACCTAACGGATCTGTGTAGGCATCGTCAAAGATGCCGCGCACTGCGCTTCCATCCAGCGTCGCATCAACGCCAAAATCGTAGAACATCACCAAGGCGTCGGCGGAGGGATTCACTTAACCTTCCCGCTTTTTTTTTCCGCAGGTTTTTCTTCCTGCGCTACCTCAACTGCTCGGCTCATACGCACCAGCTTGTCAGCTTCTTCCTGTGCGATGTCTTTGCCGACGACCAGCACATTGCCTGCATCTTGGTGTTCCCCCGCAGCCAAACATGGATTCGTGATCTTGATATTCATGGTGATTCCCTCTGCTCAATACCCTCGGTGAAGGCACTTAGTAGAGGGAGGGCTCGCGCCCTCCTCCTTTCGGCCTTAGGCTTACGCTGTCAGCGCATCCTTCATCGCTGCGAACGACTCAGCGTGACGAACTGCGATGTCCACGTCTTGCAACGCTACGACACGAACTGTTCCGCTGGTGCTGCCAGTGTATGGATCAACAGTCAGATCCAGTGCACCCCACTGACCGATGATCAGGTCGGCGAAGTTGCCGAACAGAATTGCCGAGCACACACCGGAGCTGGTGCCTTTTGTGAGGTTGCTTGGAACTTGGTTGGACACAGTTGCGTTGTAGCCGTTGACAATGCCGTCTTCCCACACGAAGTCATCACCATAGGTGGCGACTTTTTGTGTTGATTTCAGCTTGCCGCGCACTTTGGCGTTGGTCAGATAACCCATCGCGCCAACGTCTGCATTTGCCACAGCGACCAATGTCTCAAGGTCGATCATGTTCTGGTAGGTTGGTGCCAAGCCGTTGGTGCCGCCTGCCACAGAGCCGATGCCTGATGTGTTCAAGATGCCGGTTGGTTGGTTGGATGCGCCAGAGCCATTCACGCCTGCCAAGTCGATCGCCAGAGCCAGCACAGTCGCCAAGTCGTTGCGAACGAAACCTTCCACATCGATGCTGGACTGCAACAGCAACTTGCGGCTGATGTCAGTGAAAGCACCAACTGTGCGAGGTGTCATCGCTACTTGGTCGAAAGCTTGTTGGCTTTCTGTTGGTGCGCCAGACTCGGCAACCCAGTACGCTGTAGCGCCGCCAGTTGCACGTGGGATGGCGATGTTGCCGACCAAGCCAGTGAGGAACTGAGCGCCCAAGCCTGTGAGGGCCATCTTGTTGCGCAATAGGTCGATGAACGACGCTGCCAACAGGTTTGTGGCAACAGAGTGGCCGCCTGCTGTTGTAGTTGCGACGTTTAGATCACGGCGTTGTACTTCGCTTGGAACGAAGAATCCAGATGCTGCACGGCCATGCTTACCAGCGAAAGCGTCAGACGCTTCACGCTCGAATGCAGCCAACTCTTGCGCCTTGCGGTCGCCAGGGTTTGCTAGTGCATTGATGGCGCGCAAGAACGAGTAGTTCTTCGCTTCTTTTTCAGACATGCCGATGTCGGCAGTCGGTACGGGCGCAGTGCTGACCTTTTGCAGTACCACTGCACGGAACTGATCGACTGGCTGGCCGGAGCGCAATGCTTCGGATGCTAATTTATCAGCGCCATACTTGGCGAACTGTTCGCCGATGGCGATGATCTCTGCGATGCGTTTTTGCTCACCACCCAGCGCGTCTTTAACGGCGCGTTGTTGGTTTTCTTCGTGATTTATTTCTGGCATTTTGTTCTCCTGAATTTGGATGACTGGATTGGGTTCGGTTGTTTCCATGCTGCGCCCGACGCCGACAGATGTGTCGGCAGGTACGGATACCAGAGAGACTTCGAACGGCTCCCAGTCGCTTACGCGATAGGTGTCTTTGTCTTCTTCAGTTGATTGCAGCACGGCTTTGTGGATGACATACCCCACGGATACGTTGCGGCGGATACCGTCTTTCACATCGTTGAACACTTCCTCTGCGCGGGCGCTTTTCCCAAAGCGGACAACGGCGCGGCCTACCCGGTCAGCGCCGATCTGCACAGACTCAATGACACCAACATGATCTCGGCTGTTGTGATCCATCAACAATGGGCCGCCAGATGTCATGCGGCCAAGGCGAACGGATTGTGGAGAGAGATCGAGTATCTCGACCCCCCAATATCTTTCGTATGGTGTTTCAGATGCGAAGGCAAGCTCGACTGTGCGAGCTTCTTCGTTGACGGCTGCGCGCTCAACTTGGAATGAGCGATGCAGTTGTGATCCTTGCTTAAGTTCTTTTTTCATGTTGGCAGTTTCTCCATAAAAAGTGTCACCATTAAGGCAAAGCGGTTACATCCGGTGCATCTGATTTGGTTGGCTGTTGTTGGTTTCCGCTTGCGTAACTGACGACGCTGACGTTCTTGTCTTTGACCATCTGCTCGAATGCAGAGATTGAGTCGAGCACATCCTCGATGTCCATACCCATCTGTGCTGCGATCTGTTGCGGGCTAGATACGCCGGATTGCACAGCCAAGCGTGCCGCCTCGATATCTTTCATTGGATCTACCCATGCCCAGCGACGGCCTTGCCAGATGTGTTCGCGGAATTTGTCGAACTTGGCCAGCGGGATGGCGCTGCCATTTGGCATGACGACTTTCTGGTTAAGTAAAGCCAGCTTCAGCCACTCTTCGAACAGTGGGGTGAGGAACGCTTCAGCGAACCAGTTCTGCACGGTCATCCACTGGTCACGCTCTTCCAGTGCGCCAGAACGCAGGCTGGAATAGTTGACGCCTTCTAAGTCGTTAGCCAATGAGTTGTAGCTGATGTCCATGCCTGATGCGATACCTCGCAGGCAGGATTTGACGAATGCGCCGTATTGGTTCTGTGGGTAGTCTGGGTTGAAGCTTTGGAATTGATAACCTTGTGGCAATACGCCAAAGGTCCCGGCTTCTGCATCAGCCATGAATTCACCTGCATCATCTTGTCCGTCTGCCAATCCAGCTGGTGATCCATCTGGTGTGGTGAAGAATCCCATCTTGGCTGCACCCACGCGGGAGGCAATGACAGCAGCTTCTTCGTAACCTTTTAGGTTATGTAAGCGCAGCATGGCGCTATGCGCCCAAGGGATGCCGCGCGTCTGCTCGGCGTGTTCGGGAAGGTAGAGGTGAACGATGTCATCGGCGGGGATGCGTAATATCTTGCCCTGCCCTTGCGATCCACCAGGTGCTTGCTCATGCAGGTGATAGGCGATAGGGCGATGGAATTCATTGATCTCGACGCCCATGATGATGGCGTTCTGGCCGTTGGTTGGATTGCGATTGACCATCGTGGCCAAGCGAGAGACATCGAGCAGTTGCAGTGCGAACCCGTAGTCGTTACCGGATTGGGTTCCGCGTACCTTGCGTACCAAGGCTTCGCCGTCACGGGCGATGGCTTTGCACAGGTTGCGCTGCACGTCGGCAAAGCCTAGCTTGCCAGACACCTCGCACGATCCTTTGCGCGCCCATAGATAGAACGCTTTTTCAATGGCTGCATTGGCGAGTGAATCTGGTTTGCCAAAGTCGTTGCTGCGGGCTTGTAGGATGAATCCAGAATGGCCTGCGACATTACGCTCTACCATCCGTAGGAATCGGCGGATGTAGTCGTTGTTGTTTGCCATATCGCGTGAGCGCGCGCGCAGTCTATCTAGGTCGGTGCGCAACTCCATATCGATGGTGTTGGCTGTACCGAGCCATGACCGGGTAAGACGATTGACCTTGGCCGCATCGAATGAGCGCTTGTGTTTAACAGGCTCGGCGCTGCGCTTGAACTCAAAACCAAGGAATCTCATCAAAACCTCACGAGTAGTCGATTGCCAGCCGAGAGGCCGTTGTTGATACGATCTGCCGCTTCTTCTGCACGCACTTCATGCTGGTAGCGTGAGCGCAGGGCGATCAGTTCGTTCTTGGGGATGTACTTCATCACACGACCGGCGATCTGGTATTCAGCCACGCCAGGGTCGCGGCTTTCCAGCCAAGTCTCGATAGCAGCCAGCATCTTTTTGGCATGACTGCGAGTATCTAGGCCGGAGGATTGAGCGGCGAGGTTTGGCTTGATGATGATGCTGCCGTTGGCTACGGTGAATCGCTGTGAGCCTGATGTGACATAGGCTTGCCACGAGTATGTACCGGCGGCATAGGCCGCACTGGTGGCGGCATCTACGCTGATCAGATGGTCATCGCCGTCTGCAGCTGATGCGATGTCGTATTTTCCGCCAGAATTGATCAGGCGATAATTCAATACCCATCCGGCGCTAGATGGATAGTCTGCTAGAGAGATACGCCATTGAAGCGTATCGCCAGCCGTGACATTGACGGGGACGGTAGTTGGAATTTGATCCATGCTGACAGTCTGCATGGCATGGGTGTCACCATTAAGGCAAAACGGTTACACATATCTTCTGCGAGATTTTAAGTATGAGTCCCAGATTTTATACACCATTGGCCTGCTTATCTTGTATCGGTTTGCCACCAACCCGACCCGCTCTCCATTATTCAAGTCGCGGATGATGGATTGGTTGCGCCGCGTCATCTCGATCTGCGCATCCTCGCCAGACTTGGCGATATATACGCGGTCTCCACCCCAGTCGTGACGAAGCTGCTGCTCTACTTCTCGTGCCAATGACTCAGAGAACCCGCCTTCACGCTGGACGGCTTCATTTAATCGGGTGAATAGGTCTTTAATGAAGTCGCAGCTCATTCTGTCTCGCTTTTAAAAAAAGGTGTGTTTACGTCTGCACACTGGTTCGGCATGTGGTTGCAGGTGTAATGGCTTCACGGTAGGTGATGCTTGTCACGGCATGGCGCACAGGCACCCTCTACGATCCGGCCAGACCATTCACCACATAGGCCACATTCACCAGCGACGCCAACTGGTATCGCTTGCGCGACGCTGCGCGCTTGTTTCAAGGCGAACTCACGGTCTGTCTGTTCGCGCTCTTGGCCTTTGTCTATCTCGTCACTCATCACCACCCCTTCACTGAATAACCACTACGTCGTTTTGCCGCAGGTCTCTGCGGTACAAGTTGTTCTTCTCGTTTGTCTTGATTAATTGGCTCCACCTTCACAATCATTGCATCGCCTTCCAGCGTGACGGCGAGACGCTCCCAATACTTCGGATCCGGCCTGCCCGTCCGTCCACGCCCGATGTTGATGTCGCGGTGCTGGCCGATGGCCCAGGCATACACCATCGTGTCGAGCGGTTCGTTACGCTTGAAGCGCGCGCCGATGCGGGGGATGTAGCGTTTTTTCTCGGGGTCGTACACTTCAGAGAGCAGACCGTCGTAGTAGGTGTCTTCCAGCCTTTGTGGGAAGTTGAAGGTGCGCTCGGTCTGTTGGCGTTCTCCGTCGGCGGCGAGGTGGGCGAAGATGAAGTCCTTGCAGTGTTCGGTGCCGACGTTCCACACCATGTAGCCGTGGCGGATGACTTTGCCGGTGCGGGTTTTGGTGGGGCTGCTGCCGCTTTGGGCAATGGCGCGACCGATGCGGTTGGTGGCGCCCTGCACGGAATAGACGGGGATGCGCAGGCTGGGGCGCATGACGAAGTTTTTCACCTCTTCAGTGCGGTGTCCCCGGCTGTCTATTCCGGCGGCGCGTATCTTCATTTCTTTGCCGTAGCTGTTGACCAGCGGGCGGTGCAGGAAGGCTTCCAGTTCGTTCCACACGTCTGCACCGGTGGTGTCGCCCTGTATCTCGGTGAAGTCGATCACCCACAGGCGCGCGGGGCCGTGTTCTTCGGCGGGTGCGCCCCAGCCCAGCAGGGTGATGGCTAGCCATTTGTCTTGAGTGTCGATGCCGACGGTGAGGGCCAGCACGCCGGGCGGGATGATGCCTTGCTGGTATTCGCCCGCGCGCGTGGCCAGCTCGTGCGTCTTGAGCTTTTCGGATTGGTCTTCCCACGCTTCGCCGAGGTTTTGGTTGATGAAGCTCTTGAGCTGCACCGGCTCTTTGTGGATGCGCTTGAAGTGGATCACCAGATCGAGCCAGGACGGGCCGAGGCCGATGGGCGCGTAGAGTGCGCTGATGTGGTAGCTGCGCACGCGGCGCTCGGGGTGTTCCGGGATCCAGATGCCGCCTTCGAGCATGGCGGGCTTGTGGTGCTCTTCTATGATGCAGCCCTGCTCGCAGATGTATTCGGCTGCGGTCAGCGTGATGTTGGCTTTGACGTGGCTCCATTGCAGCACCTGCCGCTCGCCGCAATGCGGGCAGGCGACGTGGTAGCGGCGCTGGTCGCCATCCTCAAAGCCGCGCTCGATCAGCGATGCACCCTTAAGCGTGGGTGTGCTGGCGAACAGCAGCTTGTGGCGCACAAAGGCTTTCACGCGCGAGCGCGCCAGCTCCACCGGGTCGCCTTCGTCGCCGATCTGCGCGGGGAAGCGGTCGAGATCATCCATCATCAGGCAGCGCACGGACTTTTGCGCGTAGCTGTTGGGCGAGTTGCCGCCGGCGAGGAACAGGATGCCGCCCGGGAAGTCGATCAGTTCTTTGCTGTGTGCCGCATCGCGGCTGCGCAGCCCGCCCAGCATGTCGCGGATGCACGGCGTATCGGTCAGCAGCGGGTTGAGCTTCTGCACCTTCCAGGTGTCGCGCGCTTCCAGCGTCGGCATGAGCACCATCGCAGGGCCCGGCGCGTAGTCCATGGTGTAGCCCAGCCAGTTCACCGACATCTCGGTGACGCCCACCTGCGACGACTTCATGATCCACACCTCGCGCACGGACGAGTGCAACGACAGGCAATCCATGATCTCGCGCAGCATCGGGTTGCGCGCCGTGCGCCAGCGACCCACCTCACCACTGCCCTTGCTCGACAACACGCGATGGTTGTCCGCCCACTGCGAGACGGTGAGCCGCCCTCGCGGGCGCACCGCGCGGGCGGCGGCGGCGGACATGAGGTGGCGGGCGGAGAGGGTTTGCATGCTATGCCTATCCCCATTTCGCGATCTTGTCCGCGATATCCGTCAGCACCTGTTCGAACGATTCCACTAGCACCGCGCGGACGGCTTCGGTGTCGTTGAGCGGCACCAGCTCAGGCGCGAGACGATCCGGCAACACTTCGAGCGAGCCGCGAAACGTGGCGGCCAGGTCGGCGGCGAACAGGCGGGCTTCTTCGGCATCGACAAGCTTGCCGCTGGCGCGC